GTTGCCCAGCCAGAGAAGCGGCGCAACATATTGCTAATGGACTCTTCGCGGTTAAACTTGATAAGATTGACCGAAGCTAGGATGCGGCGATCCAATTCAGCCCGCATTTTTGGCTTTAATCTGTCCACAGTAAATCTTGTTACATCTTTATTGACCAATCCGCCCTTCGTTACTAAACGATCAAAAGCGCCCTTTAAAGCACGTTCAAGCTCGTTTTGGAGCTTTTCGGGTGTAATTAATGATTTTACAGCCGATTTTTTAAGCTCTTTTACCCAAAAATCGAGTCTATCTTGGCTATCGAAGCCATAAATAATAAATTCATTAATGGCGGCTGTGAGGCACTCATAGAATGTCACAATCAGTCCTTAGATGGTGGCTCAGTCGGTGCAGTTAGGGGCGTTGGAGGTTCATAGTCTGCAATGGCATCAATATCTAGTTGCATTGTGCTTTTGAACATATCTGGCATTTCAGATAAGTTGTCCTGCGCCCATTGAATGGCAATTGCTCTATTTTCAGGGTTAATGACAGGCAGAATAGTTCTTAGCATTTCGGTAATACCTTTGAGCTTGACTTCTTCTGTTTTTACTTTTTCGCTTGGGGTTTCTTCAATCAGATTTTCCCAAAGTGGACGGAAAGCGTCTTTCCATTCGTAAAAAGCTTCTTCGTAAGTCTTTCCTGCGTACATTTCAGGGTATTTAGCCTGAACTGCCTCATAAAACTGTTTGTTCCAAGCCCTGTGCATAACGATTTTGTCAAAGAACGTAAACAAGGAGCGCATATCGTTACGCAGACCCGTAACGTACTGGGCAATCGCTTTAGAGTCCTCAGTACCTTCAGCAAACGCATTGGTAAATGCTTCATCTTTAAGCAAAATGGCTGGAGTTTCTGTCGCCGCCGCGATATTGGCTACGATATTATCCCTAGCCGTAGTCATGGCGGTATCAGTATTGTTCAAGTCGATAGACTCAATATCCTCATCCACATCAATAGACAGCACGTTACCTGTAACGCCTTGCTGAAGCATACTGCGCTTAATTCCTGCGCCTACTTGCATTAAGCGGTTCACGATTGAGCCAGATTGCTTTTGCTTAATAACCAGTAATCCAGCCTTAAACGTCACCAAATCGTCCGTCACCATAGATTGAACAAAGGATTTTAGGGGGTATAAGGCGCGTTGGAATACAGAACGACCTGTAAAGCCAAAGCCAGAAGATTGATAAGCCAAGTAGATCGGCGTGTTATTAAACACAATACAGCTTCTTGATGGATGATAAGGTTGACCCGCAGCCGTAATAAAGGTTTTAGGCTTTTGAAAGTCTGGCGCGTTAGGGTTTTGGTTGGTGACAGTTGAGCCAGCAAGGTTTAACGGATCAAGTTTATTAAAGTAAATATCTAAGTCAGGCAATGTCCAAGGATCAATCGGCTGATCGGTAGGTACGCCTTCAGCGCCATAGATTACGGCGGCTACGCCATAAACACGTTTTAAAAAGGTAACATCGCGGATTATATTGGTTGCTTCTAAACTATCCCATTCGTCTTGGAACGCTTTAATCAGCATATCTTTTGGGTGCATATCCATTGCCAAAATGCGTGGTTTGGATAGCGCTAATACAATCGGTTTTTCAATAATCTTAGCGGCTAAAGGGTGAAACTCAAAGATCGCTTTACAAGTCTGATAGCCTACAGGACTGCCCGGCTCTATCGCTTCCGCTTGGAGAAACTCCATTAGCGGGGAGGGTAAACCCGTATTGGATATAGTTATTTCAGACATAGATTATTCCTAGAAATATATTTTGCATAATAACACTAGAATCCCAGTTTATTACCACAACCTAATGCAACTCCATAAACATAACAATCTAGTAGATCGTTTGATTTTTTATTTATATCTGGATCGCCTAGTCTAAAGCCAGCCATCTCGGTAATCAAGTGATTTCGCGTTGCGCCCTTGAAAGGTACTGTTTTGTAATAGGCGTGTTCGCTAATTTTAACCTTTTCATTGAAGTGATAGCCTGAAATACTCATAGCGCGATCATCTTTTCCAATTTGAACAAACTTAGGTTCAATCTCACGAACATTCCATCCTCTATTTTGACCTTGTTGCAATAGCACAATTCCTGATCCTTTTCCTTCAATGAAGGTAGAAGTAACGCCATAGATGGCTTTTGTTTGTTTTGCTAATTCTTCTAGCCTTGTGAACACAGATGGAATCCAATGTTCTAGCATGGCAGCATCGACAGACACAATATCCCAATCTAATACTGTTAACGGCTGAGGACTTTGTGAGTTAAGGGCAAAGTACACTACCGCCGTTCCATCAAAGTTTTGACCCGCTTTCATTGCTGAGTCAATCACGGCATAGACCGTTTCAACTTGGGTAGGATAGGGGATTGGCAATTCATTTATTAGCAGTTTGTCGACAGCTAACAGGCTGATAGATCGCCAGTCAATAAATTCAGCAAGATATTCTTGCCGGAACACAGATTCATGTTGCCGTAAGCGTTCAGATTCAATTTCTGCTGGTGGCACATAGGGGTTAGCTAAAGACGGAGCATGGAACTCTTTAAATCCAAGGTCTGGCTCATTGCACGATGCCCAAAAGAAATTATCGGGATCAACCCCATTCGGGGTAGAGAAAACCCAAGTAATACCTTGGGTTGTTAGCATTGTTGGCTTAATTGACTTATACCAGATGTCATTTTTCATTTGAGGGCTTTTGGTAAAGGCTGCCTCATCAATGAGTGTTAGATCATAGGATCGCCCGCGCCCTGCCAACTCATTATCCAAAATTGTCCAAAAGTCAATCTTGCCACCGCCAATTAGTTTAATGGTTGCATCGTTACGATTAGCGCTTCTGATTACTGGATCAAGAGTATCTCGCAGAGCATCCCAGATTTCAGCTAACTGCTTATGCTCTGGGGCAAAGATACCTACTTGTTTTCCTGAAATAGCGGTTTTAGCTGCCAGCCATGTAGCAAAGATTGACTTACCAAAACGTCTACCTGCGCGTACTACATTGAGTCGCGTTTGCCCTTTGTAGAGATCAAGTTGCCCGCTGTGTAACTTTGGCAATTTGACCTTGCGAATATCAGCCATCAACACCCGGCGTTATATGACCTTCAGCGTTTTCCACGATGATACGAATTTCATTGGAGCTTTCGCCTTCTGGTTTAGCGGGTTTCCAACCGTGCAAATGTGTAAGCGCAATGTGTTGCGCCTTAGTATCACCATTTAAAGCATTATTCATTAGTGCGCCACTGATTTCAGCTTGATTAGCGGCTCTGGCAGTTAATACCATATCCGCCGCTTTTGAGTCAAATTGGCATAGACGATTGAAATCTACTGGTAGAAACCCTGAGTAAAGAGCTAAGGCGTCGCCTGTCAGCCCACGATAAGCAGCGTCATAAATTTTGTCTAAATCTTCTTGCGTTGCCGAAATCTTGTCGGTCTTATGGTCAACTGAATAGAATAGTGGGTCTGGTGTAAAGCGAGCCATGTTAGTAACCCCTATAGTTAGTCATAGTCCGATATTAGCATAAGCTTTATAGATTGCAAATAGCTTGTTTTACATAATATGTTAGTGTTTACTAACTACTTTTAAAATTGCTAAAAATTTTTTAGCTTTTTGCAAAAGAACTTTTTGCATATATGGTAAGTTAAAAAGCCCGCTGTTCGGGTAGCCAGAAATTAATGACCCCCTTTTTGCTTTTTATATGGCAAAAAAAACTTTTTAGGGTTTGCCGTTAGCTGATAGCAAAAAGCATTGAGTTGTTAACCGTTTGCGGATAACCGGTATTATGTCAAATAAGAATGGGCTAAATTGTCAACCCTTAGCTGTTAGCTGTTAGCTGTTAGCTGTTAGCGCGGGGCTTGAAATTTAAAACGATAGCGGGGCGCGAGCGCATTTTGCCCCGCTTATCCGTTAGCCCTTAGCACAATGCAAACTGTTAGCACAATGCAAACTGTTAGCACAATGCACAATGCAAGGGCTAATCTAAAAATGACAATTCGCCCTTTGATTTATAGGTCAAAAGTCAAATTGCCATGCGTAAAAAATCGAGCCGCCAAAATACACTGTAAAACCCTTAAAATATAAAAAAAAAGTTTAAAAAATACCTATATAGAATAGCAATTTAACCTATAAACCCCGCCCCGCCGTTA